GGTGCATATCCACCAATGCCTTGTTGCGCTTTAGTGAAAGCTAATTGTTCGGGTGTTTGAAAACCGGCGAGTTGATATTGAGGAAGAGTGAGTCTTTGTTCGGCTAATGCTTTAGCCGTGTCCATTAAGCCAAGCTTACGCGCCTCGATGTCAGGGGCTTCCCTGTTAATATATTCTTGAACGTCGACCATTAGGCTACCCTTCTTTCAAGATTTTTCATTGTATCATACATGCGTTTCGCGCCCTTGCGCCTGTCTCCTCCGCCGGCGTTGCGTACCGCATCCGCCGTCATTACAAATTCCCCATCACTCAGCATTGCTGGAATGGAGTCGCTTTTACCCGTGCCAGGACCATTGATTGGTCCCGTCCTGCGCGGGAAATTCTTTCGTGTTCCATCNCCTAGTTGAACAGTGCCNCCTTCCGCACTCCGTATGAACTCGGTCGGAAGATCCTCGACAGGAACTCCAAACTGTTCTTGAAGTTCAGGATAATAATAAGGGTCACCCGCCACGTTGGCAAGTTGGAATTGTTGTGGATCTTGATAATAGAATGGATTGAGGGCACTTGGATCTGTGTCACCCATGTCTTCGGCTTGTTTTTTCGCATCCAAATAAGTAAGAGGAATGGACGCCAATGCCGTGCCTGTCATTACTTTTCCTAACGTTGACATGCCTTTACCACCCGCCATCGCGGCTATATATTGTTTTTCCGCCGCTGCTTTCAATCCTTCAGTACTTACATCAAGACCCTTGTCTGCTACAAATTCGTTAAATGTTGGAGGGGTTTTTCCTGAAAAAAGATTTCCTCCATATAATTTTGAACCCCAATCAGTCGGAAGGATTTGTCCCTTTGATCCCATTGCACCGAAACCGCCAATGCCTTGACCACCCCATCCTTGAATGGTTTCACCAAATAAACCTGCTCCTGCGAGATTACCAATGCCGTATCCGAGCATAGCCGTTTGAAGGGCTTGCTCTGGTTTCTGTCCTGCGACAAGTCCACCGATGCCTGCACCGATACCCGCGCCTGCTGCACCACCAATCATAAAGCCGATGCCTCCACCTACAATGGGGGCCACCTTTTTAACGGCTTTTTTTACGTTTTTAAAAAATTTACCGACTAGTCCACCTATGCCGTATCGTGGAATTGTCTCTAAAAATTGTTCGTCAATCATGCATAATCCTTTAATAGCAACTAATTTTTGTTGGAAAAGCAAGAAGGCTAGACTTGGTGTACTTGATAAATGTCAAGTATTATGATTCGCCAATTTTATTCTATATTTATAGTCAAATTCTTGGTATATGACAACAAGTAAATATGGCAAAGAAAGTTAAGAATAAAACACCAGCACTCTTCAATCATAAGTTTGAGGCAATCAGACCGTTTGGTCCAACAGTTATAAAAGGAACAGTTCCTATGGATCTTATTCATTTATTGGATAAGAAAGCATCACAAATGTTAGGAAGTGAACAACTTTCCAAAGAATTTAATCACGCACCTAATTTAGCNGGNAATGTTCAAAAAGAAGTGCGCTATCCTCAATCGTGGATGAGTACCAAAGAATTTAAGCCTATGGTTGAGTATATCGGAGAAATGGTAAAAGCTTATATCTCCATTCCTCCTGCAAATGAAACCATTAGTCCTGAATTTGTTGGTAAGCTCGTCATTCAATCCATGTGGATGGTGAGCCAATGGGCAGGGGATTTTAATCCTTTTCATATTCATGAAGGACAATTATCAGGAGTTATTTATTTACGCATTCCGCCTGGATTAAAACCCGAATACGATGAGGAGGATCATTATCCAAGTGTCGGGGACATTGTTTTTTTTCACGGACAAGCCGCCACCTTTAGTGGTCATAAGTTGCAGTATTCTCCTGGNGTGGGAGATATATTTTTATTTCCTAACTGGCTCTCGCACGGTGTCTATCCTTTTAGAACCAAGGGACANGAAAGACGGTCGGTTTCTTTTAATCTTGAACTTATTAAGAAGGAGGGTACAGCAGGGGGAAATGCGGAAACACTGCGTAACAAAGAATTCTATAAAAAAAAGTGATTAATATTAAGAATGTCCCTATGGTCCGTGTGACATGGATGGATGCTCGTGATACGGAAACAGGATGGCTCGATATAAAAGAGATTCTCAATGCACCATTGGCNGTGTGTCAAGATGTAGGATGGATGATTGTGAATAATCCTCAAAAAGTTGTTATTATGAGATCTTGGACTTCAGAAAAAAATGATCAGCAAGGTGGCGGAGCAGTCGCTATTCCTAAAGGATGGATAACCCATATAGAATATTTAACGGTGAGTTATGGTACTAAAACCAAATAAAGTTGTGGAGAGTCCCCCCACAGAACCTTCTATAAAAATATTTGTAGCNACTCCGTGCTATGGAGGAATGCTTACAACCAATTATTTTGAGAGTTGCATGGGCTTAATGGCCGAGTGCATACGAAAAGGGATAGGACTACAGTTTGCCACGATTGGAAATGAATCACTAGTAACTAGAGCACGTAACACATTAGTTCAATTGTTTATGGATGATGAAAAAGAATACACGCATTTAATGTTTATTGATGCGGATATTGGATTTAATTATAGAACTATTTTTCGGATGCTAGACTTAGATAAAGATGTGGTAGCCTCTATTTATCCCCGCAAATCCATTGATTGGCGCAAGGTAAAAAAGAAAATGGAAGAGAAACCTAATATTACTCCAGAGGAACTTCATGCATTTTCCTTGGAATATAATTTAAATGTAAAAAATCCTAAACATGTTTCCATGCAACGAGGATTTATTGAGGTCATGGATGCAGCTACAGGATTTATGCTCATTAAACGAGAAGTTTTCAAGAAAATGAGACTAGCGTATCCTCATCTTAAATTTAAGAACGATCAGCATATAGGCCAGCCACATGAAACAAAGTTCAAGCATCATGATACATCGGACTGGAACTATGCTTTTTTTGATACAATGATTGATCCCGAGACTAAAAGATACTTGTCAGAGGACTATGCATTCTGTAGACTATGGCAAAAAATTGGGGGTACCGTCTATGCGGATATTATGAGTGGACTCACGCACTACGGGACCTATGCTTTTCATGGAAATGTAGGCACTCAATTCTTGCCACCACAGAGGAAGTAATTTATTATACAATCTTATGGAACTAACCGATTTAAAATTTCAACCAGGAGTAGACAAACAAGATTCTCCTTATGCGGCAGGGGATGATCGTCGTTATGTTAATTCTGATTTTGTACGCTTTCATTATGGAAAACCAGAACGTTGGAACGGATGGGATTATCTTCCTAATCCTAATACAACAATCGTGGGTGTGGTTCGCGATACGCATNCCTGGATTAGCCTAGATGGAACAAGGCAACTTGCCTTGGGAACCGATAGGAAACTCTATGTTTTTGTTGGAGGAGTGTTCAATGACATTACCCCTATACGATCTGGACCAGACTCACTTACCAATCCTTTCACTACTAATGGTACGACGACTGTTTCCGTATTGGATTCATCACACAATGCCAATCAAGGTGATTTTGTGACCTTTGATTCATTCTCTGCCATCGATGGTTTGGATATGAACAATGAATTTGAAATTACTACTATTACCGATACAAATAACTATACTGTTACTCATACTGATACAGCTTCAGGATCCACTTCAGGTGGGGGAGGAACAGGAAATGCAAACTATCAACTCTCTATTGGGGAAACAACATCTACATTTGGATATGGATGGGGAACATCCACATGGGGATCTAGTACGTGGGGAACAGCCCGTTCATCAACTAGTGTGGTACTTTATGCGCGCAACTGGTCACTTGATAACTTTGGGGAGGATTTGATTGCAACAGTTATTAACGGCGAAACTTACAAATGGGATCTTTCAGGTGGTGTTTCTAGTAGAGCGGCAATCGTTACAAACGCTCCTACGGCATCTCGATTTAGCCTAGTATCTGCTGATACGCGTCACCTTTTTTGTTTGGGAACAGAGACAACCCTTGGAAATACAGCCACACAAGATGACTTATTTTTTAGATGGTCGGACAGGGAAGACTTGACGGATTGGACTCCTGTAGCAACGAATGAATCAGGATCTCTTAGAATTGCGGATGGATCGCGTATTATAGGAGCGGTTAAATCAACAGGACAAATACTTGTTTGGACAGATAAATCCTTGCATGGTGTTCAATTTGTTGGAACACCTTATACTTTTGGACAACGTCAATTGGGGGCTAACTGTGGATTGATAGCACAACATGCGGCTATAGATGTAAATGGTAAAGCTTACTGGATGGGAGAGAATTCCTTTTATATGTATGATGGTGTAGTTAAAAAAATGCCTTGTTCCGTACAAGACTTT